GCCCGATTCGCCCGGGTCTATTCTCCATAGGAGCAATAGGTCCGGACCGAACGGTCATTCGGTACTGGCTTCCCATTGGGATGCTCTCGCTTTACGGGAGAGCGGGCTCTGGCCGACTTTCAAAGTCTTGGCGGAGGCCCTGGGTTCCGTCACCCTGATCCGACAAGTGGAGGTTCTGGCCCAACTCTCAGGGTCCTGGTTGGAACAGCGTCTTGGACTCGCAGTGTCTCTTCCTTGCCGTCATCCCGCATTGGGGCGGTTTGGCGTCAAGGATGAGCCCTGTGGGAAGAAGAGGCTGTTCGCAATCAGTGACTACTGGACCCAGTCCGCCTGTAAGCCTCTTCACGACTATCTTATGGATAGCCTGTGAAGGGTGCCTATGGACGGAACTTGGGACCAATCTCAAGCAGCCGAGAGGGTCCGACTCGAGACTGCGAAGGGATCAGAGCTTTATAGCTTTGATCTCTCTGCAGCCACGGATCGGTTTCCCGCTCGGTTCACTGAGTTGGTGTTGGGTCCCCTTATAGGGCCAGATGCGGCGTCTGCTTGGGTAACCCTCCTTACCGAGCGGCCGTATCATTACAAAGGTACAGATTACCGCTACGCGGCCGGTCAACCAATGGGAACGCTGTCATCGTGGGCGGCTTTTGCCGTTTCCCACCATGTCGTCGTTCAGTTGGCTGCCCGGCAGGCGGGGGTGGATGGATTGTTCACGGGCTATGCCCTTCTCGGGGATGACATTGTCATCTTCGATCCGGACGTAGCCACGGAATATCGTGATTTCATGGATTGGTTGCATGTTGATATCAACATGGACAAATCGGTCGTAGGAGCCGGTTTGGCAGAATTTGCCAAACGCGTCTTCTACGAGGGACATGAAGTCACGGGGGTCCCTTCCCGGCTCCTTCGCCTTGCAGCATTGTATCCATCAGGACTCTGAGTCCTGGTGGACGCCCTGCTGCGGAGGGGTTGGAGTTTCGGGGTGGAATCGATCCTTGCATCCCTGTCCGTGAGTACTGACATTGTCAGATACCCACGGTTGTGGCGACTGTACCTTGTGTCTCTTATGGGCCCAGGTGCTCCGTTCTCACGGC